TAAAGCAAAACGTATTTACTGCTGCAGGTCGTGGAACATTTGAGTTTGGTAACAAGATATTTTCATTTGCCCAACTAGTACGCCCCGCTTATATTCCAAAGAACTCTATCTTTGAACCACTAAGCGCAGCGACTATGTCGCTTGGTTCACAGTTTATCTTCGATTCTACACAAACATTTGCTAAGAACGCTGTATTCAATAACAAGAATCGTTTTTTTACTGCAGTCGATAAGGCTAACATCAAAAGTGTTATGCGTAAGAAAGCACTCAAAGATGAGTACGAGATGTATACACAGCAGATTGAAAAAGCGATTGATATTGCTGATTACAATGTTTCTGAATGGGTTGAGTTCTTTGTTAATACAGGCAAACGCTCTCCTGTAACTCGCGCTGATAACCTAGAGATTGTCAAGGATAACCTACGTGCAGCAGAGCGTTTACTTGCTAACCTAGAAACTAGGGCTCGTGACCGTGCCCGTGAGTTCAATACTGTACGTGAAGAGGTCCCAACTCTATATGGCCTAGTTCGTAGAACTCAGTATCTTAAGTCATTAAATGACCCTAAGTTGGCTGGTGATATTGCTGCAGCAGAACTTGCTATTACAAGAGCAGCAGGCGACATCAATACTCTAGCGCCTGACCTAAACAAACTAAACCTTTCAATTAAGAAGGCTTATGACGATGTTGACAAAATTCTCGTCGATATGGGTCCATCACGTAAGGCTGCAGCAGATGAATGGTCAGTTGCTGATAACCGTCGTATCCGTCGCAAGGGTCGCCAAGAAGAGGTTGGTTATATTCTGCCTAATGGTCAGACAATCAACATTCCTCGCCTTGAAAGCGAGAATCATTTAGGTACATCTTACAAGGCTGAAATCTCTAACCGTCATACACGTGAAATTGAACTTCTTGGAGATAAGTCTTTTGCTAGCCGTACAGGAATGTTAGGTCGTAAGACAGCAGAGCGTATTACACCTGTATATGACCCACTATATTTTGATGAGTTAGCCTACGTAGTTAACAACTATATGCGTGGCGATGTTCTCATTGACCAAATTCTTGCAGGGCGTAGCCGTAATGACATCATTGCAACTTGGGGTGTTAAGCGTGGTGGCAAGACATACGCTGAAGAATTTGGGCGTGACGCTTCTGAAATTATTGATATGATTGATGACCAGATTGCATACGTCAATCGTTACTTACCTACACTAGAAGCCAAGGCTGCTGCGGCAGCAGGCGAAGTTCGTGGTAATCAAATGGCTCAACTTCTTAGTGACAAATTAGAGAGATTGACCCCTATCAATCCACTTGATAATCAGTACTCATTGTCAATCAATGATACTAAAAACTTTATGGAAGCATTTGACAAACTAACAAGCGCTGCTTGGGCTAAGTTAGGTGCACCTGAAAATGCAATCCGATGGGCTTGGGGTAGCGTTGAGTTCCGTAATCGCACAGCACAGAAACTTGATTTGCTTGCTTCTCAAGGCTATGAGGTTACAACGGGTACAGTAAATTCTGTCCGTCGTGCAGCAGCCATTGAAATGGTCAAAGAAGCAGAGAAGACTTTTTATACAGTACGTCGTCAGAACAGAGCAATCTTTGCAGCACGTACCGTGCTTTCATTCCCTGCTGCATCTGTTAGCGGTTTATATCGCTACACACGATTTGCTGCTAAGTCACCAACACGTATGGCTGGATTCTTAAATTCATACTATGGCGTATACAACTCATTCGGTGTGGACAAGTATGGTAATCCAGTAGAAAATCCAATGGATGCTGAATATCTAATTGTTCCTGGAACCAAAGAACTTGGCCTAAAAGGTGGCAAAGGTATTACGGTTGGCACTCGCGCCATTAACTTTATTGCTAACTTTGCAGGACCTGCTTATGCAATTCCAATTGCAGTTGGTTCAATCATCAGTGCTAAGCCTGAGGCGAGCACAATGGTACGCGAGGCTATCGACAAAACATTCGGCAAGATTCCTGGGTATACATATGAAGACCTATTCCCATATGGAGTTAACCCTGATTTAGGCGATGCTGCTATCAGAACATTCACACCAGCCTGGGCTAGAAATGCAGTACTGTGGTTAACTGGTGATATTGGCGATAGAGAATGGCTAGATACATACTCATCTGAATGGAACTACCAAATGACTCTTTACGAAATGGGTCTTGGCAAGGCTCCAACTGAAAAGATGACTGCTAAGCAAACCGACAAGAAGTATAGAGAAAAGTTCTTGTGGCAGTTTGGCTCACCTCTTGGTTCTCCTGCTGTACAGGATATGCGCCCAGATAGCATTTTTTCTACATACTACAGAGCCGCTTATGAAAAATATAAGAATCAAGGTATGTCAGATGAGGCTGCTGGCAAGGCAGCACTAGATGACCTTAACTCTCGTGCAGCGGTACTAGGACCGACTAATCCATTCCCTGCTCAGCGCCTATACTTTGGTGCAAAAATAAAGCAGAAGGCTGCATACATTGTGCCTACGGTTGAGGGTTATAACAGAGTCTGGGAAGAAAATTCTGGGCTCGCAAAGAAACTAGGAGAGTTTGATAAGAACCTAGTTGGTCTTATGACTGCAGACCTTGTTGGCTCTGAGTCCGACCCTAACATCAGCCGTATTCTTAATAAGCCTGGCACAAGACTTCCTGATGGTACAACTTTAAACTTACCTTTGAACTCAATCAAAGATGTAGAAAATGACATTGAGACAAGTCGGGTATGGAAGTTGTACGTAGACCGCAAGAATTTGCTAAATGAAATGGCTAAAGAAAAAGATTATGCAAGTTATGCTTCTGTTCCTGAATTGCGTGAAGCATTAAAGCAATATGCAGAAGAATTGTCTGCATCCAGCCCTGCTTGGGGCAGAGTTTATAAGAATCGAGTCAGCCAAGACAGCGCATACAAGTATGCCTGGGGATTGACTCAGATTCTAAAAGATAAGAAGTTTATGGAACAGCACGGCAATAGCCAGTTCTGGACTCACGCAAGAGCAATGATGAAGTTCAGAGATGACTATACAAAACTATATAAAGATGCCCCATCAGGATATAAATCAATAGTGCAAAATGCTTGGACCAATTATGTGGAATCAGTTATTAACGTTATTGACCCAAACTTAGCAGACATCTTTGACAGATATTTCTTGAGCGATAAACTTACGGAGGTAGGAAATGAGTAGATATAGAAAGAGCCCAGGAACTGGGACAACTACCTCTACTAAAGTAAAAACTGTTGCTGAACTTGAGGCAGAGGCAAGTCAATCTTTGCAAGACGTAAGGGATAGTTTTGATAGCAAGGGAAGCAAGAAGACTATTAACTATATATGGATGCCAGATAAAGATGGTAATCTAGTTAAAAAAGATTCTGCCTTTATCAAGAAGTCTTTTTCTACCCTATCTAAATCTGCTCAAAGAATTCTTGCCGAGTATGTAATTGCTGTCCAGAATCGTCAACCTACCGATGCTGCTCGCAGGACCGTATTTAATAGTCTTATAGATGCTGCAGTAGCCTCTTACAAAGAGGGCAAAAAGAATACTCCTTGGGACATCTTAGAGATTCAATTAAAGAATGCCCCTAAGACCAGTGATACGGCTATAACCTATACCTCATACGACAAGATTTCCTCTGATGCAATATTGAGTAATGCTGCCAAGCAACTAGGTTTTTCACAAGGTTCATTTGCTCAATTTGGGGAACAAGACCTTGCTGACTTTTATGAGAAACTAACAGAAGCAGCCAAGGCTGGTGGCAAACAAACCCAAGTTAAAATTCTTCCAGATGGAACTCAAGAGACGATTATTAGTGGCGCAGCCTTTGATGCAAACTCTTTTGCTAGAAACTACCTATGGTCTAAGGTAAACATTGGTGACGTTAAGACCCTACCTTCTTCAGTTATTAATCAAATTGATGCCTTAAGAAGTATACTTAAATCTAATGGCTTAGGGTATTTAAGCGATAAAGAAGTTGCTAACTATGCGGTTCAACTAGGCAAAGGTGAAGTTGATTTAAATAGCCTACAAAAAGAATTTAATGCTAAGGCTGCTGAACTTTATCCACTATTTGCTGAACGCCTTAAAGCAAATCCAAATCTTACTGTTAGGGACTTGCTCCAACCAAATATAAACTTGATGGCTAAATGGTGGGAAATAGACCCATCTATGATTGAATTAGATGACCCAGACTTAGATAAGTTTGTTCGTCCAGACGGCACAGCGGGCAAGGTTCCTATGGGTAGCCTTGCTGACTGGACTAATTATCTTAAGAACCATCCAAATGCTGAAAAGACATCTTGGGCTAATGATGCTGCACGAGAACTTGCTACAGGTTTTGGTCGCATAGCGGGATACGGAGTATAAATGGCTAAAGAAACCAAAGAAGAACGTCGCGCTCGTATTGAGAAAGAAGTTGCTGAAGCCTCTGCTGCCCGTCAAAAGGCTTACTTTGAAGCCCAAGCAAAATCTAAAGCAGCAGCAGAATCTAAACTTGCTCCTCTTCCAAAACCAGATGTTTATACTTATGACTACGCTTGGAGACAAGGTGTAGGAACCCCAGAGGGAGAATACAAACTTACTAAAAGTCCTAACCCTTTATACGATGCGTCTACTAATGAAGTTGTTGACCCCGTAACTGGAGTTAGAACCAAAGTTGTTATGTCTACTTATGGGGGTTCTGCGAGTACTACTAATCCTGTAGTTACTGGTAGTAGTGACCCTCTTTATGATGCCAAAAGAGCAGCAGGTTATGGAATGGATACTGCTGGAAATCAATATCGTGGTTCTGGAACTACAGCAGACCCGCTCACGGTAAATGGAAACTCTTTTACTGGAACTTGGGGTGGAAAGAATTATCAAAGCGGAATCCTAGTTACGCCTAATGTTTCAGGTAATAATTTGCTTGGAGACGGCTCAACTGGATTCACTGGTTTAGGAGTTCCTACAGGTCCAAGCCTAGCCAGAGATACATTTAAAAATACTTTAGCATTATTCTTTGGGGCAACTGAGGCTGCTAAGCCTTGGGCAGATGCTCTTTACGGCGCAGTATCAAAGTTTTATAGAACTGGCTCATCAGTAGATGAGTCTTTTAACTTAGCCTTACTTGATGCCCGCAATAATCCAGAATTAAAACCATTTACTGACAGGTTTAAAGGTATCTACGCCCTTCAAGATTTAAAAGCCAGCGGTAAGCCAGTGCTTGTTCCGACCATTGCAGAGTATGTTGTATCCCAAGCAAAGATGGCAGATGTTTTAAACGAAGCCAATCTTGGGAGTATCGCAACAGAAGAATTTACAACTGAACTCATTAGCAAGGGCAACTCGGTTAGCACTATTGCCGACAAGATAGCCAAAGTATATCAACGTATTGATATGGCTCCTAAAGCCATTAAGGATACTTTGGGTCGTTACTTCCCAACTGTCGATAGAACTACTCTTGCTAAAACCCTTCTTACTGGACAAAAAGGTGTCGACGAACTTGTTGATGAACTTGAGCAGTATGAAGTCCTAGCCGCTGCAGAGCAGCAAGGACTTGGAGCAATTAACCGAGCAGGCGGAGTAACCGCAGAGAGAGCAAGAGAATTTGCTCGTACTGGTGGAACTTTCTCATCATTACTACCTAAGTTTGGACAAATAGCAACAGCACTACCTACAACAACAAAACTATCTCAGATTTCTAAAGTTGAAGATGTTGGTCAAGTAGGTTTAGAAAAGGCTATTATTAGTCAATCTGCAAAAGAACTTGAAAAATTGCAGCAATTGACCGAACAAGAAGAAGCAAGATTTAGAGCCAAATCAGGCCGAGCCGAACTAGGGCTTGCATCACAGCGCAGAGCAAATCGCGCTTTCTAAATAGAATCCTGAGCGGACCTATCGGCCCCGCCAGTGTAACAGACCGATAGCAAGAGCCAACCCACAGTCCCCGCGTGGTCATTGAGGCTTGCGACTAACAACGAATAGAAGGGTGGTTGCTATGAGCAACAACTACTGGGAAGACGAAGAAGACGAACTAGATACCAATGATGGTCTAGATGGCAATGACTTAGTTAAGAAACTACGCAAAGCCAAAAGGTCAGATGAAAAACGTATCAAGGAACTTTCTGAACAACTTGAGGGATTCCTCAAAGATAAGAAAGAATCAACCGTCCGTCAGGTCCTAGAAAAGAAGGGCGTAAACCTAAAGGCTGCACGTTTAATTATGAAAGACTTGGAAGAAATTAACGAAGAGACAGTTACTAACTGGCTTGGAGATAATGCCGACCTATTCGGAATTAAAATGTCAGATGCCCCCGAAATAGACAAGAACAACCTTGCTGCATTACGCAATCAAGATGTTCTTACTCAGGGAGCGGTTACTCCCGACAAAACGCAAGATGTTGAATCGCGCTTAGATAGCGCATCCTCTGCCGAGGAGATTCTAAGTCTCTTGCGTTCACAACAATAATCCGTTCATAGTCAAGGAGACTAAAACTAATGTCACAATACACATCAACCGCGAGCACGTCTCTCGGTGGAACTGCTGGTGGCGCAGGTCTCGTACAGAAGGCGTATGACCGTCTTCTCGAGTTCGCTCTCCGTTCAGAACCACTACTTCGTTCTGTCGCAGATAAGCGTCCTGCCCGTCAAGCAATCCCAGGTTCAACTGTAGTGCTACAGCGCTATGTTGACTTGGATGCAAAAACTTCAACACTAACAGAGACAACTGACCCAGATGCAGTTGCTCTAACAACCCCAACATCAGTAACCATTACTCTTAACGAGTACGGTAATGCTGTCCTAGTAACCCGCGCTCTTGAGTTATTCTCACTAGCAGACGTAGACCCAGCAATTGCAAATATCATTGCATACAACCTTGCTGATTCTATCGACAAGGTTGTTTCAACAACTCTTATCGGCGGAACTAACGTAATCTACAGCGGTTCAACCGCTACAAGCACTGCTACAATTACTGCTGCTGCAACAATTGATTCAGCAGACATCCGTAAGGCTGTTGCTAAACTACGTGCTAATAAGGCCAAGGCTCGCCGTGGCTCTTACTACTGGTGCGGTATCCACCCAGAAGTTTCCCACGACCTGCGTGCAGAGTCTGGAAACCTAGGCTGGAACTTCGCTCACATTAACTCTGACCCAGCCGTTAATAACGTATGGGCAGGAGAAATTGGCGATTACGAAGGAGCATTCTTTGTTGAGTCTTCTCGTTT